CGTTTGAGGCGAACCCGGACCTCGAGTTCGAGTTCTACCTCGCAGACCGGCTGCGGATGACGGTCGCCCAACTGAGGCAGGCCATGGACCATGGCGAATTCGTTCGCTGGGGGATCTACCACGCACGGGTTGCACAGCGCAAGGAGCTGGAATATAGGAGGGCGGGGTAAGCGGTGGCGGTCGATCCGATCCAAATCACCGGTCTGCGGGAGCTGAACAAAGCCCTCAAGCAGGTCGATGCTGACCTGCCGAAGCAGACCCGTCTCGCTCTCAACGAGGGCGCGGCGATCGTGGCCGACGAGGCACGCTCCAAGGTCCCCCGACGAACCGGGCGGGCTGCCAGCACGTATCGTGCCCGCAGCACCCGCACAGCCGCCCGGGTGGCCATCGGAGGGGCAAAGGCCAAGTATGTCCCCTGGCTTGACTTCGGTGGTAGGACCGGACCGGACAAGAGCGTTCACCGGCAGTTCATTAAGAGCGGCCGGTACCTGTTTCCTGCCCTGGAGAGGAAGCGGCCTGAGGTGCTTGCTAAGCTGGAGAAGGCCGTGGTCGCCGTGGTCGAGGGTGCCGGATTGGACGTGGAATGAGCAACACTGTTACTCTAACGATTGCTGGCAATCCGGCACCCGCCCAAGACGCGTTCCGGCAAGTCGGCAAGTCGTCGGAGGACATGGCGGAGAAGGTCCATCAGTCGGGCCAGGCGTTCGATGACGCAGCCGAGCGGTCGGATGCATTGGACACCAGGGCGATGGGTTTCCGCGACACGCTGACTGGCATCCAGGATGGAGCGGTCGGCGTCAAGCAGGCCGCCGCTGGCAACTGGGGTTTTGAGACCCTGTTGTTGTTGGGCACTGGCATCGGCGACCTGGCATCCGGCTTTACCAACTTCCTCATCCCAGCAGTGAAGGCTATGACTGCGGCGAAGTGGTTGGAGAACGCTGCCTGGTTGGCGTCGCCGATCACCTGGATCATCATCGGTATCATCGCTTTGGTTGCGGTAATTGTGCTGATCGCCACCAAGACGGATTGGTTCTCCAAGGCATGGTCGGCCTCGTGGAAGTGGATCAAAGAGTCCGCATCCAATGTATGGGAATGGTTGAAGAAGGTCCCCGGCTGGATCGGCGATGCGTTTAGGGTGGTCGCGACAGCCATCACCGCACCGTTCCGCATCGCCTTCAACTTCATTGCTGACGCGTGGAACAACACGGTGGGGCGGCTGAGCTGGTCGGTCCCCGCCTGGATCCCCGGCATCGGCGGCAATTCCATCTCGGTGCCCCACATCCCCAAGTTCCACTCGGGTGGTGTGGTCCCCGGAATCCCCGGCTCCGAGACCCTCGCAGTCTTGCAGGCTGGTGAGCGGGTGAGCACCCGGGGGAGTGGAGCGTCCACGACCATTGAGATCAGATCCGGCGGGTCGATGATCGATGACGCGCTGGTCGAGTTGATGTCTCGGGCAATCCGCAATTCAGGTGGCGATGTTCAGCTGGCTGTGGGGGGGCGCAATGGGCGCAGGTGACAAGCAAGATGTCTCGCTCCAGATGTTCTATGACGGAGTGTGGAACGAGATCGCCGATGAGACGTTCGTCGAGGAGACGATCACCACTCTGTGGGGGCAGGGCAGCGAAGGAGCAGCCCCTCGCCCGGCCAAGATCAACTTCACGCTGAACAACGAGACCGATAAGTTCCGCATCTCCAACCCAGAAAGCCCGCTATACGGCAAGGCCGGGCGCAATACGCCGGTTCGGCTGGCTGTCGATACAGATACGATCATGACGGCAGAAGCAACCTCGATGGCCCCCGATCGGACGATCGACTTCATGGCGTCGATGCTCGGCGACTCGCGCGGCCGGGCTACCGTTGATGTCGAGGCGGCCGGGCTGCTGCGCCGGATCGGTCAGTGGACGACTAAGATCAAGTCTGCGCACACGACGTACGATCTCACGCTGCCCGGCCTGGTTGGTTACTGGGGCATCGAGGATGCGGTGGAATCTGCTTATCCGACCCCGGCCCTCCCCGCCGGATTGCGGATTGCTGCGAGGGATGTCGGGTTCTCGGGGGCCGCTGGCCCCGACGGCTCGGACAAGGTGGCCCGGCTCAACCGAAACAGCCTTCTGGGGTCTTACTTCGCAGATGGCCTGACCGCCTCAACCAGCTGGGCGTATTTCTTCTCCGTTAAGCTCTCTCGCAGCCCGGCGACCGGCGACGACGGCACTCTACTTAGCTTCCTCGGCAGCAACAACTGGATCGGATCGGTGCGCATAGTTGATACCGACATGCGACTGAACGTTAGCGGCGATTCTGGGACGCTGATTAACACATCGACTAGCGTCCTGTCGACGAGCTGGACCTCGTGGAACCACTTCGTTGTTCAAGCTTCGATCTCTGGTGGCACCGTCACCATAACAGTCAAGTGGTATAACGAGGCATCAGAGACCACGGCGACCCTCAGCGGCACGTTCGCGGATACTTCAGTTGGCGTGCCAGTCAACTGGGCCACGTTTGGTAGCGACAGCCTGGAGGGGGCGGCTTGGGGGCATGTCGGAGCAACAATCGGCATCCCAGCTGCGTTGACCTCTACGGACCGATACGAAGCGATCAAGGGGTTTCCGGGTGAGACTGTTGGAGACCGATTCGCCCGGATCCTTGCTCAGGAGAATGTCGTCGGTACGTTCCTCGGCGACGAGGCGGCCAGCATGCCAATGGGGCCGCAACGGAGCGGTAAGCTAATTGACCTGCTGCGGGAGATGGTCGATACCGAAGACGGCTTACTGTATGACGACCGCGACGACATCGGCCTGGTCATGCGCTCCAGAATCAACCGATACACTGCACTGGACGATGTGAACCTCGTCCTGTCTTATCCCACCGACATCTCCCCCCCGTTTCGCGAGATTGTCGACGACCTAGACACTCACAACGTCGTGACAATCTCGGATGTGCGCGAGTTCGAATATACCGAGAGTCTTGATTCGGGTCCGATGTCGACGCAGGCACCGCCTGACGGTGTGGGTGAATATAAACAAGAGATCTCGGTCAATTTGGATGATCCAGAGGGGATGGCACCGATCCTCGCCGGTTGGTGGCTCAATCGGGGAACCCTTCAGCGGTCTCGCTATGAAACCGTAGTGATCGACCTGGTTGAAAACCCCCAGCTCAAGCCATATATCAACGCTCTCAGCATCGGTGAGGTAATCGGCATCGATGGGTACGAGCCCGATCCATTCTACTTGATGGTGATCGGGGTGGCACGGCGCATCGGGTCCCACTCACACATCGTCACGCTGACTACGGTTCCGGCTGAGTTGTTTACGACCGGGATCTACGACCTGACGCGATATGACAGCGCATCGACCGTGCTGGCCGAGGCCCTGGACCTGACAGAGACTGGGATCGACATCAAGACGACCAACCAGGGAGACACCTGGGATGTCGGCGGCGGGTACAGTTGGGTGATCAACGGCGAGCGCATGTCCGTCACTTCAGTCACGGCACCCGTCTTATCCGGGGGGTTCTACACCCAGACCGGGACGGTAACAAGAAGCGCGAATGGCATTTCTAGGACTCACTCCACGGGCGATGAGGTGCACGTGGCGAACCCGGGGAGGTATGCACTCTAATGACAGCTCTCGCCAACGTCGCCGCTGGCGGAATCATCTATGCCAGCACGATCAACGACTTGATCAACGGTAAGGCCAATAGAGCCCACTGTCGGCTTGCCCTGCCCGGCAACCAGAGCACCACCAACGTAACCATCACCTCTGTTCTGTTCGGTGCCTCATCGGAGATCTCGGACACTTCGGGTTGGCACAGCACCTCCTCTAACACCAGCCGGGTGGTGCCGACCCTGGCGGGAGTTTATCTCTGCGTCGGCCGTATCTACTGGGCAGCCAGCCTGGACTCCGGCGACCGGCGGGCATACATCGCCGTGAACGGCTCCCAGACGGGCAACTGGAGTCGTGGGTTTCCGCCGGGGACCGGCGGCTCGTACCCGGGCACTTCGGGTGCGGGTGTCTCGCAAGATGTTTCCGCTGTCGTTACTCTGAACGGCAGCACGGATTATGTCGAGCTGCAGGGGTATCAGGCAACCGGCGGAGCGCTGAACATCACCGGCGCTGGGGACCAGACCTTCTCTACCACGTTCGACGTGATCTACCTCGGCACGCAGATCTAGGGGGGCACCGATGACTGAACAGAGATATGGGTTCCAATACCACCTGACAACCGTGAGCAACCCGGACGACGGCAAGGCGCTGCCGGTGAGTCACGGGACGATCAATGGTCCACAACACCTGTTCACTACGGTGCCCTGGAATGCGGTGGAGGCAAGCCCGAACGACCCGGGCAACAACGTCAGTCTCAATTTCGGCTGGACCTTCCTGTACGGGCCGGTTGTGGGAGCGCAGGTGACCGCCCACGTGCGTCTACAGAAGGCGCAGGCCGGAGCATCGACCCACCTGCGGCTGTGGAAGGCTGACGCACAGGAGAACCGACTCTGGGGGTCAGAATCTCCCGAGTTTATCGTCAGTCAGGATGAGACTCACACCGACGGCGATGGCAACGCCTATTACACGAGCACCCACCTCGACGCGACGTGGTATGTTCCGGTGTTAGCTGCCGGTGAACGCCTCCGTCTTGAGGTGGACTACTGGAACGCAACTGAGGCTCAGTTCATCCCGGCCCGCATTGTGGGTGCTCGGGTGGAGGGGACCTACTGGCGTTCCATCTGACCGCCTGAACGGGATGTGCCCCCCGTTTGGGCACCCGATCCCCCGGCTGCAGCCCCCCGCTGGCCGGGGGATCGGGCTATTCTACGGTGTCCATTCTTGTGGGGCCACTGTGCCACTGGTAGGATAGTGGCATGCAGACAGCACAGCGGGTGGCGCTGGATGAGGTGCTGAGGCTCAACGCCCGGCTCTCAGCCGAGAAGAGCGCCAAGAAGCCCAACCAGC